GCCCCAGTATCTGAAGAAATGTTATCAGACTGGGTGACATATAGACAAGCATTGCGGGATATAACTTTACAGGAAGATCCATTTAATATTGCATGGCCACAGAGCCCAGAATAAATTGAGGACTATTTAAATGGCTACGTATGAAAAAGATGTACAAGGTGTAAGAAGTTATTCTCAGCAAGTAGTTCCTATAACATCTAGTGCAGGTGCCCTTACAATTGATCTTTCAAAGGGTACTGTATTTACATTAGAATTAACAGAAAGCATTACAGCTGTAACATATTTAAATGTACCCCCGCAATCTGCCAATTATGTTTTGTTCTTGACAATGGATGGTAATTCGTACAGTATAACATGGAGTGCATCTGGATTTAATGCAAGGTTTCCCGGTAATGTTCCACCTACCCTGGTGGAGGCAAATGGGGCAGTAAATATACTTGCATTTCAAACCTCAAATGGTGGATCTACTTGGTCTGGGTTTGTTGGTGGACTTGGATTTAATTATAGTGTTACCCCCGCTGCTGTTAACTGGTCAGACATCAGCTCTTTCCCAGATTTTACAATTTGGGGATATACAACACAAAGAATTACAAATATAACAACCCCAATAACATTGTCTGTAAATTATGCTGGAACTACTCAGCTGTACTATAAGGTAGATACTACAGATCCTGGGGATTATAATGATGTATCAGATTCAGATCCAGCTACACAGGGGTTTACTTCGATAAGTGACACTGGTACATTTTCAGTTAATGATGGTGAGTGGGTGTCATTTGGAGTTGATGATTTAGATATTTCCGGAAACTATGTTGACTCTGTTACAGTTACCAATACAACTGATAATAATACAGTGCTAGATACATTTAATGCAACTACAGATACATTGTAATTATAAATTAATATTGTTCAGCAAATCCTTCTGAAATCAGCTGATCATTTATATATACACCATTTAAGTAAATTTTACCTAGAAATCTACCGTATTTCTCTTTTTTATCTTTGATGGTTTCTAATGTTATTTTCTTTTTTAAGATCAGCTCTCTAAGGCGGTTTCTGCTTTTAATGCCATCTTCTCTGGTTATGCCCCTAACTTCCGGTGCATTTATCCCAATCAATCTTATTTTTTGATTCTTTAGGATTATGTCAAATCCCAAATCTATATCAACGGTTATTGTATCCCCGTCATATACACCAGTTACGTATGCAGAATAAGTATACACAGTTACTCCTTGAATGATGGAAGTTTGTCTATTTTTTCAGCTGAGTCATCTCCCCAAAATGCATGAAAATTTCCTGCATCGTCATATGTACCATGAATTACATATGTATTACCCTTGTAAGAAAAATAGGTTCGTATCTTCTCAAATCCACCCTGTTCGCTGCATATAAATTTGCCATTATATACAACATCATCATTGGTAACCATTACATCTCCTTAATTAACTGTTAAGTATTTCTTAACTGTTCAGTATTTCTAAAATATTTTCTGGTATTTTGATAGATTCTAGCCTATTGATATAGTCATTTGTCTCGGAATACTTTCGTTTTTTCAAAAAAGTTTTATAATTTTCTATTTCTGTGTACCCTTGGTATAATTTATAATCTGCAACAGAATGTACCCAAGTTTCGTATACAGCATAATTTTTTCGTCCTGCTTCTTTTGCTAATGTTTCTCGCTTTCTTGGCATTTTCATTCCAAATAAGTTATTTTGTGTTTTTGCCAATTTTGATTTCAAGCTACCTGATTCAAGTATCGCTTGTCTGTAAACCCACTCCGGGTGTTGTATTTCCAAATCCCTGATTGCGTGTGCTAGCATTTCTGGGGATACGTTAAACTGACTGTAATGATTTATGTTCTTTTCTATTTTATCTTTTTCCATCGGGGTTGTATATGCAGATGCCGCAAATATACACGCCAATAACATATATTTAAGCAACATAATTTTTCTTACTTTCATTAACATAATACTTCCTTATTGTGAACAAAATATCTTCCAATAATATCGGAAAAAAAATCAAACTAACCAATTAATTTAAATTAATTTCCAGATATTTATATAGAAGAATATCCATTAACTATAAATATCCCAAAATGAGGCTAAAAACCGTTATAAATGAGATAAAACAAGCGTCTGAACTCAATCCCGATATTGAGTCACAGAAATTAGAATTCGAGCCCAAACTTGATATTTTAAAAAGTTATCTGAAAACTAAGAGAAAGGTGTTATTCTTGACCTGTTCTAACAGAACAAAAATAACAGGGGTTAGACACGAAACACCTAAATCTACATCTCTTGCGTATTCTATACAAAAAGAATTGAAATCAGATGTTGATATCACGGTCATAGAAGTCCCAGAATTAAATATCGTAGCATGTGAAGGGAATGTTTCTAGATACGATGGCAACAGCTGTGGTGTTTATGATGCATTGTTAAAGGATAACAATAAAAATCCATCTGGGTTACATCGGTGTTGGGCATCTTTGAATGAAAAAGATGATGAACTCTGGAAAGTTACAAAAGAACTATTTCAATCCGACGGTGTAATATTTTTTGCCTCGGTAAGATGGGGGCAAGCTAACATGTATTATCAAAATCTCATAGAAAGACTTACGTGGATTGAAAATATGAAATCAACATTAAAAGAAGGTAACCCTGTACAGGGAATTGATGCTGGTTTCATTTGCATCGGGCAAAACTGGAATGGTGAGCAGGTTGTAAAAACACAAGTAGACGTTTTATCTTTTTATGGGTTTAAAACACCACCACAATTATCCTTTAACTGGCAATACACAGAAAATCCGTTAGACGAAACACGAGAAAGCTATGAAAACTCTAGAGATGCTTTTAATTATGTGTTCGATCTAACGGATCAAATTCTGTATAAATAGATTATCTACCCTGACCTCTGTAACGTTTTCTTCTATTATTTTTTGGGCTTTTACTAAGCTTTGTATTATTTGACATTCCCTGTCTTGTTTTTTTAGGCTTAGATGCCCCCTTCTGTCCTTTTTGCTTCATAGGTCCTCCTTATATTAAGAAAAGTATAAATCTGCTTCTTCCGCTCTTCTCGTTACAAGCCCTTTTAGGCGTTTTCCGTTTGCCCTCACCCAACGCATAAACTCATCTCTTATTGTCGGATCATTCGGATCAACGTTCAATTTTCTAAGTAAAGTTGAATTCTTTAAAGCATTTGTACCAACATTGTATGCAAACGATACTAGTGCATCAAACTGATTTTGATTGATATTATCAACACAATATGTGTCAACTGCCTTTTCAAATCTCACTAACATATCCTTCAACATCCCAGTTGCTATTTTTTCTGTAATTGGGGGATCTGTCATTTTTACTCGTTTTCCGTTTGGATAATAAGTTGCACCATACCCAATCGTAGGTACTCCAGCCGGACACTTATATGGGTTTGCACGAAATCCTTCGTATTTTTTAATTAGTTCTAAACCCTGTTTACTAACTTTTGTAATTTTAGCCATAAATACTCCTATGTATTAAATTTATTTATTTTACCAAAGCATGTTGATTACAACACGTGTTTCATTTAAATAATCGTCTGATGTTAGCGATGGAGATACAACAACTGAAGCACCCAATGTTACGTCTTTGTTAAACTGGTAGTTATACCCCAACCCAATCCTAGACGCAAAATTTCCTTGAAATTGAAAATCACCGCCTTGGATCGAAGCAGCTGCGAACTCTGGTCCAGCTCCGATTTCAGTAAACACACCATTTCTCCACGTATCACCAAAGTAAAGTCTACCGGTCAAGTATGCACCCATTTGATATACTTGTGTAAAATGCTCACCAGATGCCAAAAACATATTACTGTTAAGCAATACACCCAATGTTGCATTTTCATTTAGAATTCTATGACCCCCAAGTTGAAACCCAGCACCAAACCCAGATGTTAATGGTGCGACTTGTACATTGTTTAAATTTATATAATCTTTCATGTGCTGGCTTTTCAGGGGGAAACTTAGTCCTAATTCTGAAACATACTTTTTGTGCGATACCGGTTCAATAGAATTATCCAATTGAGCAAAAAGCTGGATTGCACTGAGAAAAATAATTGATGATAGTAAAATTGTTTTCATAAGACACCTTTAAATTATTGAAAGTGATATAAACTTATTTTTTATAAAAGTCTATTGTTTTGACTAATGCTTCATAAAAATCCCACTTTGGGTTCCATCCTAAATAATTTTTTGCTTTACTGGAATTGATTGAGTATCTAAAATCATGACCTTTTCTATCTTCAACGAATTCAATTAATGATTCTGGTTTATCTAATATTTTTAGTATTAACCTGCATATGTCCAAATTTTCCATTTCGGTTGATGCACCGAAATTATATATCTCACCAGACTTTCCGTTTTCTATTACCGCAGAAATACCGTCTACGTGATCCTCAACATAAATCCAGTCTCTTACATTTTTTCCATTTCCGTAAATAGGTATTGGTTTATTTTGGATTGCATTTTTTATTATTTTGGGTATCAGTTTTTCTTCATGTTGATTTGGACCGAAATTGTTTGAGCATCTTGTTGTGCATGTATTTAATCCATACGTATCGTGATATGCTTTTACTAAAAGATCAGCAGATGCCTTCGTTGCAGAATAAGGACTTCGAGGGGATAATGGAGTTGATTCGGTAAACGATGGATCGCTTGCACCTAAATGCCCATACACCTCATCTGTTGAAATTTGTACATATTTTTCCACGTTAAATTTTAATGCCATATCCAAAAGATAATGGACTCCCAAGACATTGGTCGGTGTAAATGTAAGCGGTGCTTCTATCGAATTATCAACATGGCTTTGAGCTGCAAAGTTTACAACCACTTCTGGCTGTATATCACTAAATACTTTTACTAGATCACCTGCCCATAAAATATTCATCTTGTAAAAATTATCGTGGCTCAATGAGGACCAATCTATATTTTCTAGTTTACCAGCGTATGATAGAGAATCGAGCATGTAAATTTCATACTTATCGTGATATTTGTTAACAAAGTTAGATCCAATAAATCCAGCTGCCCCAGTAACCAATAATCGTTTTTTCTTAATCATTTTATTATCTCCACACTTCGGGTTTTAAACATTAAAACTGACGGTATTTTAGTTTTGTTTTTTATTATCATCTCATTGTTTACTGTTAAAAACGAGGAACTGCCTCCGTCTAAATTTGCTAACCATTCTACATTATTTATTTTGCTTCTTATTAGTTTACGTAATTTAAAAAGATTTCCATTACCAACAAAAATAAAGTTTTCACCTGTTGATGTTCTTCCAATTAAAGTACGTCTACAATTTCGCAAGCTAAACTTTTTCCCACATGTTTTATAAATAATCTGCTTATCTATATCGTTGGAGTTAACTATTAATGGTGGGCATACCGCTATTCTGAATATTGTGTTTGTGTCTGGTATATCTTTCGGGGATTTTAGTGTCATCCCCACCTGTTCTATTCTGTATGTAGAATCTATCACAATTGTATTGTCATACTCAACATACCACCACTTTGTTTTTTTAGAAGGTAATTCTCTAAAATCTTTTGTTGCGTATGGTGGTATAATTTTAGAATTAGACTTAAAAAATGATCCGTTGATCATGTCTGTATTTGGAAATTTTTTATTCCATTCTAATTGTGTATTGGCACTTGGATTAAAAACGTGGTTGATATCATATACCCACAACAAAGAACCACCTGCTCCGCACAATGCGGTGATATTTTGTAGCAATAAAAATAAAAATGTACAATATATGCTTTTTATATTCTTGATATAACACCCATATAAATCCAAAACAAAATCAAAGCTGTTGTCATGCTTGCAAAAAGCAATCTTTTGATATTTCTGTATTTATTTATTGCATCATATGCTTCACTGTAAACATTTAGCATAGTCCCTAAATAGTTTTTTTCATCTGGTTCTATTTCATCGTAGGATGAATAAATGAAAACACTTGAAATGTTATCAGATGAAGGTTTTCTTGACCAATTTGTTTTATTCATTTTTTATTTTTCTCCAACAAAAATTTGCACATTTATTACAATTAACTGCTGCATAGTGCTGTGCCATTATTTCATACGGATTTTTATCGTATTTGTACACATTACTATACCTACTGTACCAAAGACTGGATTGTAGATAATGTATCCATTCATGTATAATGGTATTTGAAAGATTTACCCAAGTTCGATGTCCTTGTATTCTAAGTTCTATGAAATTTTGGTCATGGTGATAGTAACCAAGAACTCCTGTTTTTTGCATATCTTTATTTTTAAAGGACCAATCTATTTCTGGTGTAGTTTCAATATCTGTTCTATATCCTAAGTTATTATAACACCATGTAACATTGTAGTACACGAACTGATCAACTATTTCTTTTTCATTACTAATGAAAATAGACGGTGCGTTCTCTATTTTATGTGAAAAATTAGGTACGTCCAGCATATCATTAGTAACTTTACTAAAATTTATTTTAGTCTTAGAATGCTCATGATATTTGTTTAACTTAGGTATCACTTCATGCAACTACTATATGATAATTGTTAACATTTTCTGAATTTAATTTTTCTACAACATTGGTTTTTTTAATATCTAGTGAAGGTTCATTATTAAAATTCCAAGTATAAATCACACTTTCCTGGTATTGCATATTATCCATCAATACAAATTCAGATGAAACTGTATGTGTTCTTGTGTCAGACATTAATTTACATACTCTTTTTTTTGCGGAATACGGAACTATGAGTTTTAATGTGTGTGCCAAGTGGTTATGTGCCATAAAACATTTTCCTTTTATATTTTTTAATTTGTCTTTTTATGATTAAAGATTCAATCTTTTTATCAATTTTTTTGAATAAAATGCTACCGTTAATACTTATTGCGACAACGATTAAAAACATTAAAATAATCGTTGGTATTACAAATACCAGTACAAAGTAATTCATATTAGTTATCTAAAATAACATCTTCGATTTTAGTTTCAGATACAGTTTTAACTTCAAACGGCTCTGTTGAATTTTTCAAATATTCGTGCACCTTAGCTTCGGCATCAGTAACCGATACTGCGGAGACTACATACAATCTGTTTTGTTTTTTTGCTTTTCCATTATCTAAAACTATTTCAAATGAAACCTTGCACATATAATAACTCATAATCAATCCTTAATTTATAAAATAAATACTATAATAAAATTCTATTATCTTTATCAATTCTAGCTAAATAAAACACTGCATACTTACCTGTTATACTGTAATAAATAGAGTCTCTTACAATAAAATTATTTGAATCCCACCCAACAATTTCATCAGATGAAAATGGAAAAATGTGTCCGAATGCGTTAGCTTGTTTTTTTATAAACTTTGAGATTGTTTTTAGTTTAGCATCGAAAGACACATTCTGCAATGTCAAGGCACTTTCAAGATTATAGTTTCTAGATTCCAAAAGATTCATGTAAGATAAGTATTCGGTTTCGTTACTTTTTTCTAAGTCTGATTTAATCCCCACCCATTCATTATATGCAGCTATAAATTTTTGTTGATTATCAAACAACTCACTTAAAGAATCCCCACGTGTTGCATTTAGAGTCTTACTATTTAAAAAAAGCCAGCTTTCATCGATGTCCTTACTTGTTATCTGTTTTTCTATTTCTATGTCACTCATTCAATGCCTGCCGATTTATTTATAAAATCCTTTAACATGTTGTCCACCCATATATTTATCTTGATATTTTTTTCTTTGCAGTATTGCTTTACCAGACTGTGAGTATCCTCGGTAACTAAGAACGCTTTCTGGTATTGTGTCTTTTTCTGATCGTGGTGGTTAGGTATCTTCATAAAAAACCCTTTTATGTTATTTATATTTATTTACAAAAAATTATAATTTTTTATTACTAAGATGATAACACTTTCTCTTTACGAGCAAGCTTTAGTGCATACGTAATTACATCTTGTGGTGTAATAGCTCCTTGATTAAACGCATCTGTTGTATAACGTTCTGCATCTTTCTTTTTATATCCCAGTGCTTGAAGAGCTGAGATTGAGTCGTTAATCGCATTTTCATCAATTTCAATGTCGGAGTTTGCCTGCTTTTTATTTTCATAGACTTTGCACCATTCTGCATCATCCAGCTCATCCTCAAGCATTACGTACTTCTCCATCCACTCTATTCGTTCTTTAACCTTTTGTCTTGAAAACAATAGCGATGGCATTTTACTGTTGCCTTGTTTTTTCGTTATTGCTATTCCGTTTAGCTTTGAACGCATTTTCAATTACTAAACTTAGATAGCCAATAATATACGCAAATGCGTTTAAGAAGATAACCGTTCCGAGCATGGTTTTACCAAAACTTGGTGCACCATTTTTGAACATATCTTTAGTATCACTCATGTTAAACCCTGTTTATTATTTTAGAAAAAGATAAGGCTTCCAAGATTCTTTTATGTTTTTTTTCCTTATTAAGAAATGTACATATGATGGTCTTTTCGGCTGCGAAGAAAGATTCATGCCCACTTCATTTAGAAACTTGTTATCCTTCTTATTGTTACATTTACTACATGCTGTAACTAAATTATCCCAAGAACTTACCCCTCCCTTTGATTTTGGTATTACATGGTCAACGGTCAGGTTATCTTTCGATCCACAGTACTGGCACTGATTATTATCTCGTTTAAAAATATTCTTTCTATTTAACTCCACTTTATTATAGAAATTATATTTTGGTCTTATCTTCAATCTTATTATAGACGGTAATTCGTATTCAGATGAGGCTGACCGTATTGTAGATCCGCTAAAGTCAATCACCTCAGCCTTTTCCATATAAACCAACAAGAATGCTTTTCGCATCGAAGTTATGGACAATGGTTCATATGAAGTTGAAAGAACTAATGCTTTGTTTTCCATGTGTTATATCTCATCTAACGAATCAAGATTATATGCAGGTGTAACAGTTGTTAATACAGATGAAAGCTGACCATATAGTTGATACATGTTTTCTATATTTAGCAGGTTTACATCTATTTGAATTTCAAAATTAGATTTGTTTTTTACGTTAACAAGTACCGTTTTTTCTTTTGTGTAAATTGCAGAGACTATACTGAATGCCCCATTTGAAGGGATGGCTTGTAACGCTGCCCATGATTCTAATCTTATTGGGTTTTCTATTTCAACATCGACTTCCTTCTTTTTTTGCAGCATATTTACGATGTTAATTTTTATTTGCTCTCTCAATCTTTCCGGACTTATTATCATATATCTCCTGTTAAAAGTTTATTATCGTGGGTGCGGAAGAGGAGGGACTCGAACCCCCACAACCTTTCGGTCGGCTGTTTTCAAGACAGCTGCAATACCATTATGCGACTCTTCCGTTTGGTAGACGTGGGAATATTGTACCCGGCGTCTACCATATAAATATGTTACAGCGAAACTGTAATCATTTTTTTACTAACAGAACACGATGGCGATTTCCGGCGCGAGCGAACACCAATTCGTCGAATCGCACTGTTTGAAATTCTGGCACGTCCATCTTGCTCAACTCTATAATCAACCCTATCTGTTACAGATCGCACAGAATTGCTAGGTACAATTGAGATAGAGTTTTGAGAATTTCTTACAATAGAAATTCTATTTCCTGGGGTGAATCCTGCCTCACGCAAAGTTTGGCGAGAGATTCGAAGACGGCCATCGGCGGTTGAAGTAATCATATAAAACTCCTTTAAATTAAATAAATAGTGAAACCAAATATACGGATTTTTTCCGTAAGATGCAAATTATTTTATCTGTTATCAGTAATATAACCAGTACACATATTGCTGTCAAAACAAACTAAATTGTCGTAGTGCACCATTTCGTGGATATATTTCCAGCGAATTGGATCAGAAAATATTTCAATTGTTCTGTTTCTATTTGTAGCACTGGCAATAGCTGCGGTTGCTGTTAAATTTCCTATAAAATGTTTACAGGATCCAATAGCAGTTACCATATCAGTTAGCTTTGGCAAATATATCATGGGTACTTTTTCTTTCAACGGAAATGCATTGTATTGCTCTAAATAAGAACAGACATAATATGCTTTTCCTTCATACGCTTCTATGTAATTTTCATAGAATTTAATCGCGTTCTCATGTATCATGGGTAAAAAATTTCTATTGATCAAGAGTAAATCTTTATATGTCTCATCGTTTTTTGTCTTTAACCAAGAATAGTTAAATGGTATTTTAATATTTTTATCTATGAATTCCCATAGATAAAATTCATTCCACGATGTTGTATAAAGTCTTTCACTTTTTCTGAACCCTGTTAAATCATAGTCTATTTTAGTGTGAAGAGATTGTGGATCGTATATGTGAAATTCGTTTACATAGTCTTGCGCCATTACCATCGGGTAAAGTTCATTGTAAGAGTTATCTAACCCGCTTGCAAAAACTTCTTCCGCATGGTTGCGTATGTAAATACTACTTTTAATTCCAAAGTTTTCAAATAAATACTTTGGTATAATCAATGAATGTATAAAATCGCCAAGCTTTCCACCTATTAACAGGCTTACACTGTCTGTATCTTTTATTAAATCAAGTGTTTTTGACCACATGTCCATTATTTTTTAGTTTAACTTCAGAACAATCTATTGTTTTTGTTCCATAATCGTTTATTTCCAAGTCTATTATTTTTACTGTGTCCGGGATTTCTCTGAAAAACCATTCGGTTGGTTTTAGTTCAATTGCATTAATGAATTGGTTATCGAAGTGTATTTTTATTTCTAAGTTAAATTCTCCACTTGGTAAGTAATAGGTTTTATTATTTAAGACTAGAAGTTTTTTATTGTTTTCATTTAAAACTTTTAAAGCTGTGCAGTATGTGTCTATTATATTTTTAAGTTTAAATCTTCTATTTGATTTACCAAATTCCATTAAGTTACCATTCTGGTTTGTAGTCTCTAACTCCCTGTAACTTTCAATGCTGTTGTAAAACTGATCCAATCTACTCTCAAAGAATTTATAAAAAACATATTCATAGGGTCTGTGAAAACTATACTTAACCGTTGTTTCATAGTCGTACCATTCATCTTTCATATGCGGAATTGTGAAAACATCTAACAGCCATTTTATATCAGCAAAGAAAAATGCTGTACACATCATAGGAACGTTATTATCTAAATGCCCGATCCATCCTGCCATTTTATAATTACCAGTTCGTATAGCATTTAGATTTTCATACAAGTACCCAAAACTACCATCTTTAAAAATATTATCGTCCTCTGTATAAATTGCCCGTTTGTATCCTAGAATGTTGGCCATATTAAATGCCAATTTAATATTCTTTGTGATTGTTGAATTCACAGTTTTCCAGTAATATACAAATGTGTATTCGCCAATGTTATCAAAATCATATGATAAATCACTAAGGCCCATGTCATACATTTTAGACGAGTAGTCTGTTTCAATAACTTCGTTATCAGTATTTACAATCAAGTAATCAATTTGATCTATTATGTGATCGGGTACGTTACACCCAGAGACAACCATGATAGGCTTATTTAATTTTTTAAAATAGAATATCTGACGTTCCAGCATCTCTATTTTTTCTTGACTGTTTGGAATCGCATTTATTATAATGATTTCATCCATGTTTTTCATACTGTTTTATGTTTCTTGATTATAAGAATTTATCATTTCATCCATCAGACTTTCAAAAGTATATTCTGGTTCCCATCCAATTACATTTTTTAATTTGGAGGCATCTCCCTTTAAATTTGGCGTCTCTTCTGGACGTACAAACGCTGGATCTATTGTTACGTATTGTTTCCAATCCATATCCAATGCAGAGAATACATATGAACACAGTTCTTCTATCGTGTGTGTTACACCGGTTGCGCATACAAAATCATCTGGCTGTGTATGTTGCAGTATCATCCACATTGCTTTTACGTAATCTTTTGCATGACCCCAATCACGGGATGTTGAAAGTGTACCTAGCTTTAGCGAATCTTGTTTACCATTTTTTATATCAACTGCTCCACGTACAACTTTTGATGTAACAAAGTTTGCACCCCGTCTAGGAGATTCATGATTAAAAAGAATTCCATTACTTACAAATAGTTTATAAGAGTTTCTATAATTACTCACTATGTTATGAGCAAAAACTTTCGCACATGCATATGGGTTTGCTGGTTTGAATGGTGTTGATTCTCGCTGGAAGCCATCCTCTTCTATGGACGTGCCAAACATTTCAGATGTTCCAGCTTGATAAACACGTGCGTATGGACTGTAGTTTCTAACCGATTCGAGTAGATTTAAAACTCCACCAGCAACAACATTGTATGTGTATATTGGATTTTCATAACTAATCCCAACGTGGCTTTGAGCTGCTAAATTGTATATCTCGTGTGGCTTTGATTTCAATATGGCGGATTGCAATGACGCCAAATCAGTTAAGTCACCATAAATAAATTCTATGTCATTTTTAATATGGTCTATTCGAGACATTACCGCTTCATTCGAAGAATGCCTTCGTATTACACCAAATACTTCGTAATCCTTTTCAAGTAGAAGCTCTGCTAAGTATGACCCGTCTTGACCAGTTACACCAGTTATTAATGCTCTTTTTTTCATTTAAAATAACTCCTCTTCTTCAAAATCTGTATTTCGTTGTTCTCTATGTTTAACGGGTTTTTTTGGTGATTCAAATTCACCAAACTCAGAACGAGCTGGCTGTTTTGAGCCATTGAACTTTTCATACTTTTCGATTGTATCTTCTGTGTCGAATTCGAGCGCATCTTCAAGAGAACGTATTACGTTTGTAAACTTTTTACTTTTGTTTTTATTTTTCATAACAATCAAACATTTAAAAAATAGAAATTACTGTGTACCAATATAGATAATTTTTTTATGATTTCCTAATTTATTAAACAGGTGTATAAACGGCCCACTTGTGTATCAAATCGTAATCGTCTTTGTTATTCATATTAAATTCTTTTATGAATACATTGTTTACTATTAATTTAATATTTTTCACATCATCGATTTCCATCAACGGCATCCATTTCCATGCGCCCTTTGGTATGCTAACGCTATTATTTTTTTCATTTAAAATTATATTAATCTCCCAATCTTCTTCGGACTCATTGAAAGAGAAAAAGTACAGTTTATTATCATGTGCGTGGAACAAATAACTTTTTTTTCCATAGCCATTCATTCCCTCGGATGTTTGAAGTTCGATACTTCCGTCTATCAACTGAATATGATTCCATGCAATTGTATAATTAGACCAAACTTTATCAAATAGAATTTTTTCTGTAATTGGAAACCTATTATCATTAAAATACTCTCTGTACAGATTAATTAGTAACTCAGGATCGGTAGTAAACGTTGACGGGTCAAATGTCTCTAAGTTTATGCCGTACACACCAGCTAAGTAAACGTCTTTGTTGTCTAACTTTTCAGAGTAAAGACTTGAAAGATCATATGTGTTAAGATCATCAAAGACTTTGTTGAAAACAGCATCGGTATGAACTATGGTATCATATTCAATCATACATATTCTACGTACATTCAGAGATTTTAAGTACGAAAGACTACCAAAAACAAGTCTCATTATTGGGATTATGTGTGTAGACATTGCCCCATACTGTTTATAATTTATTTTAAAAAGCGGTGTTTGGTGATATATCCAATACGCTATTGATGGGTCATAGTTCAATTCATTCTTTTTATCGAAGATAAAATAATCACACCGATCTATTATGTCTTGCGGAGTTGGGGTGTGTGTTGCTAAACATACCTCATACCCAAGTCGCTTAATTGATTTTACCAGCTCCCGTAAATTATCCGTCTTTTCTAGTGATGGGGTGTATGCTGTAATTAAGATACAATCTTTATTTTGTTGAGTCTGAATACTCTTTGACATATGTTTCGTATAATTTAGATTCTGGTTTATGTCTTATTCTATGGCAGTTTGAACAAAGCAGTACACATTTATCCAATTCTTCTTTAAGCTCATTTAATGTTGATCTAACTTTCATTAAACTGTTTATTCCTATGTTTTTTTCAGAGGGCAACTCATGATGAAAATCAAAGATAATCGGGGGATAATCTGGAAATTTTATTCCACAGTCTACGCATTTGGATCCTTTGTAAATTAGTGCCATTATTTTTAGCTCTAATTTTTTTTCTTTTCTATTCTCTTGGCTTTTTTTATTTCTGATTAATTTTG